TTGTGAATGCATATCGACAAACAGATCAACATATGGTCTAAAACCTTTTAAAAAAAATCTTTTATAAAAATAATTAATATTATCTTTCCAAGGCATATTAATACCAGCATCACCATAAAGATCTACTAACGGAATTAATATATCGCTACCAAGAAGTTGATCACCCATTTCTCCAGTTATCATATAACCTTCACTTAAAAATGCATTTGTATCTAAGAGCGAATTGAGAATTCTACCTTTAAAAATTTTATTGATTGTTTTCCACATATTAGGAAATTCTTCAATAGATTTATAAGACATTAAAATATAAACTCTTTCTAAATCTTCTTTACCCCATGTATTCATTATAGCTACAAGTGCAGCAGTGCTATCAATTCCTCCGCTATACATAATAAATACTTTAGAGTCTTTAGTTCTATTTTTAATTTCTATAGCAGTTTTATGTGCTTGATCTTCAAAAGATATATTATTATATGGAAGAAGTTTTAATTCTTCAATAGTTTCTGTAGCTATAAACGATTTAAATGGATTAACAAAATCTCCTACAGTATTATTAATTCTATTAACAGACTGTATAAATGCCATTTTCGTTGTAGGTATCCATATTGGCAATCCAAGTTCTTTAGGTTTTGGATTATTGCCACCAAAATATAATAAAAGCTTTTTTTCCATCATGCTCCCTTACTAAAGTTCTTGTGTTTTTCAAATTTAATTACAGATGTAAACTTATCATAGAATTGATCTGTCTTATGACTAATGATGAAAGTATTAGTGTCAATAGCAAGTTGTGTTAATACTTTCATGAATTCTTCTGTACCATTAGAATCGAGTGAAGAATCCATTACTTCATCCATAATAAGAATATTTGTAGAGATAGAATTACGTAACTTAGCAACAGCTCTCCATGTGAAAAGTATAGCAAGATTAATTCGCATCTTCTCACCTTCTGAGAAAGATGCATAGCTAAACTCATCTCTAAATCTAGACTTAATAGTCTCATTAAATTCTTCATTCAGTTCAAACTGTACAAAGAAGTCCATTGAAGACAAATATTTATTAATAAGTTTATTGATGATTGGTATATATTGTTTAATAATCTTGGCTTTAATGCCACCATCTTTTAACAATACAGATACTGCCTGATATGTTTGTTTTAAATCATGCAATTCATTTAATACATATTCTGCTTCTTTAAGTTCAACAACTAGTTTATTTAGTTGATCAGAATTATCTTCTTTTACGGTTTTCTGTATGGTATTAATTTCATTCTCTAATTGTGTTCTATATTCAATTAAAGAAGAAATCTTTGTAGATATTTTATGTATATCCATTTTTGTATTATTAATTTCAGTCTGGATATTCATCATCTCATTTATTTTATTGTTAGTCTCTACATAATTCTTAGCGACAACTTCTAAGTTATCTTCTAGTTCTTTGACACGTTCTTGATTATTCTGAACCATATCACATTTAAAAGTTTCATCAATCTCTTGTTTACATGTAGGACAATTGTCATGATCAGTAAAGAACTTTATTTGTTCTTTCTGCGATGATAAGTGTGCTTCGAACTTATGCTTAAGAGCTGTAAGTTTTTTCATGGAAGATGCTAATTCTTTTTCATCAACCATCTTTTCTTCAAGATCTTTTCTTTTATTATCCAATTTCCAATATTCGTCATCTAATACATTAACTTGTGTATTAGTCTGTTCTCTACGTTCATTCTTTTCACTAATAATCTTTTCATTATTATTTTGTATCTCTATAAGATGTTTTTTAACAAGCTTCATCTTTTCTTCAACAATAGTCTTATTAGCTTCATGCTTAATAAGATCCTCAGCATTTGACGTAATCCTTTGTTTAAGAATTACGTTCATACTTGTAAAGATCTGCAGATCTAATAAATCTTCAATAATCTCTCTACGTTGACCAGCAGGAAGAGACATAAATGGGACGAAAGAAGCAGAACCAAGAACAACTACCTGACAGAAAGATTTAAAGTTAATCTTAAGAATTTGTTTCTCTAAGATATCTTGATAATCTTTACTATCAGCAGATTGATTTAATAGACTACCGTTTTGATATACTTCAAATACATTTGGTTTTATACCTCTAACAATTTTATAGTTATTAGAACCAATAGTGAATTCAATCTCTACTACAAGATCTTTTTTAGTAATAGAATTAAGAAGTAGTGGTTTATTAATCTTTCTAAAGGGTTTATTGAAGAGTGCAAATGACAAAGCGTCTAGCAAAGTTGATTTGCCAGCGCCATTTTCACCAACGATAAGTGTAGTTGCGGACTTATTAAGTTCTATCTCAGTAAAAATATTACCAGTACTTAAGAAGTTTTTCCATCTAATTTTTTTAAAAACAATCATTCAACAGACAATGCCTCTGCGTATAGAGAGTGTACAGTATTTTCTATCTTTTGTTTAATATCATCAGAAGTATTAATTTGACCAATATAATTCTTAAAGATAGTTAATGTATCTTCAGCTTCATTGACTATATCTTCATCTTGTTCCAAGTTCAAGTTAAGATGATCTTCAACTACCTGAAGTTCTAAGATACCAGATTTCTCTAGATTATCAACAAACATATCAAACCAATATGGATTAGTTTTATTTTGTACTATGACTTTAATAATCTTATTCTTATACTTTTCATATTCATGAGATGCAATATCTTCAATAGTATATTTGATATCATTATACCATATTTTTTCAAAAATGGTATATGGATTTCTAACAAATTTTAAATTTCGCGTTTCAGTATCAAAGATATGAAATCCTTTAGGGTCATTATAATCGCTCCAAGTAAACTCACCATGATTGCCAAGGTAATGAATATTGCCAGAAGAGGACTTATGATGATAATGACCAGAACAAACAAGATCAAACCGATTAAAAATACTAGCATCATCGCCGTGTGATACCATTGATCCTTTATACATTTCGAACCCAGCGAGTTCCAAATGTCCAAAACAGATTTGCGCATTTGTTCCACGAATCTTCTCCAATGTTAGTTTTCTATTTTCGTCACATATCCAAGGTACCATCAACACAATCAAACCATCAAAATCTACTTCTCTTGGCAATTGATCATAAACATGAAATGGATATTGACCTCTAACAAGTTCGTTAAGAGCGTTTACAGAATTTGTGTATTTATAGTATGTATCATGGTTACCAGCAATAATATGAAAGTCATAATTACGTTTAGAAATTGGGTCCAGAAAGTCTTGTCGAAGACGCCTAGCAGTGTTAATATTAATGTACTTACGACGGTCAACAAGATCACCAAGATGGCAGATCGTTGATACTCCTTCCTGTTCCAAAGTAGGAAGAAAGATGCTGTCAATAAATTGTTTACTATTATCGAGAAAAGCAATGCCGTCATTACGTACGCCCCAATGAGTATCTGTAATTAAAGCAATTTTCATCTAACAAAGTTTTTCTTCTTTGAGGGTGTAGTAAATTTAGTGTTATTGTGTTTAAGAACAGCAGCAGCGCAATAATCTCTAATTGCCTCTACACGATGCAAATAGTTTGTTCTTTCATTTTCATGTTTTGTTTCATTAAATGTTCCTTCCACAAGATCCTGTACGATCTGCGGAACCAAATGCATATTATGGTTTAAGTTCATCGTAAATCTCCACTTTATTTTCAATCATAAGTTCTTCTAACTTATTCTTTTTTTTCTGTTTTGTTAACTGTTCTTTTTCTTCAAAAGAACGAATAATATCGGAAGAATATTCATTTGTATTATTACCAATTACCGTTTGTCTATCATGAAAGATAGAATCCATTTCATCATTTGAAAATTGATTTTGAAAGTTTTTATGTTTAATGTATGTTTGTTTTTTCTCTTTTGCAATTCTTCTAAGAAAAGCATTCCATGCAATCTGAGTAAAATATGCAAATGGATTTATTGATTTTGCTGGATTAAAGTTATCTACAGAGGCAATGCAATTCTCAATACCGTCTGCAATCATATCATCTCTATAAGAGTAGTTCATAAAATTTGGTTTATAAGACAACTTAGTGCATATAAGAAGAATACACTCACCAATATAGTTTGGAATAGGTGGTTTTGCATCACCATTTTCTTTAGATATGATAAGTTTTTCATTATATATTTTCATAGTTTCATATAATGTTTTGTTGTTA